TGTCCTCATCAATCCCATAAAGTCTTTCCACGAGTTCACGCGTCAGACGGTGCGGCGTTTTCCCCAGATGTGAAACTTCTGTGCGATTCACTCGGAGCTGGTTTCGTTCCCACCAGGAAGAGTTGTTGACGAGATGTTCCTCTTTTTCTTTGTCCTCATACGTCACCCGCAACAAGTAGGCCCCAAAAGAGTCTAGGATCGGGCAACCTCTGTAGCAGTGTGCCACAGAGTACCCCTTGTTACGTAGGAGAGCATTTTTAGTGCGTGAATTCGCATTCACGTACTTTCGTGATCCCCATCCGGTTTTAGCCAGAACCTTAAGTGGATTAGTCACCACTGTGAGGTCCGGATCTTCCGGGTGAAAAAGCATGCCACAGAAAGAAGCCTCACCGAGGTCGGTGAATTTCATGACTTCCTTCATGTTACAACCAAGCCGCTGATAGTCTGCTGCGGTCGGTGTTGCTGTTTTAGGGTGGACGGTAAAGAGCGCGTCATCACCTTCAAAGAAACCTTTGAGTTTGGCATTCGGGTCCTTGCACCAAACCAGGTAATTAGCTAATACCAGGTTTGAGAACCCGTTGCCGAGTGAGGTATTCATTTCACCCGACATTCTGGTCGCTCGTACGTATGCAACGAACGCCTTGAACACCATGTAATTGTCTTTGGTGAATGCGAGATCGATGGTCGAGAAAAATGCTTTCCCTCGATCACCTAACTCCGACACCATGTACTTGTACAGTTCAAATTCAATTACCTCTAAAAATTCCTCGTCAAAGTGAGCTTCAAAAGATGAGTAATCGGTGACATTGTATTCCGCACCGTCTTCCTGAAGGTGAGTTTTGACGACCTGGGGTCTGTCTCTCACTGGCACCAGCTTGATAAATGGGCTGGGTTCTCCAGGAACTGAAAAGTGGAACACTTCTTCACCAATTTTGTCAAAAATTGGACCGACCAGACACTTGAAAAAGTCCGATCGGGAATTTATGGCGCGCGGATGTTTGTAACCATCATAGTGCTCTTCCTTAGGAAAGGATTTGCACCTGAAGATCTTCTTCCGAACGCTTGTTGGCACCTTACTCCAGTCTGATATCTGACCATTTTCGTCGATATACTGACTGTAGGTTGCCCACACTTGCTCCAGCTCGTCACAACGTGCACTGGAGTAAATGTGATTTTCTCTTTGTTTCGCGATCCAGGTGGGAAAGGAAATGTCAGCTGTTGGGTCTATAGGCTTAAAATGCCTGCGCACCAGCTTATGCGTGAACCGTTTAAGCCTCCTCTTTTCGAAACGAGAAAGCTTGGTTCGGGACCAACCGAGTCTGGCTTGAAGCCCGCAGGCCAGGGACACTGGGTCTGGATCCGGCTTGGGAGGAACCGCCCCCACAACATGACAACCTAGGGACACAGCTTGTGGCACCCTTTCACGTTGCATGTTTTTGGCGACGTCGTGGACTTTCTGAATGTTCAAGGATTTCTTGACATCCGTTATGTCTTTCACGACGACACCAGGGTCGGTTACTCTATAACCAGCCAGATACAGACCTGGTCTCCCTATTGGGCTAGGAGAAAAGCCGAAATTTCGTCACCCAAGCGGGTACGATTCTGCACATCCGCCGTGACGAACGCGACCGTCAATGCCCATGGATCTGGGGCACCGGGTCTAGTGCGGGACGCTATTA